AGGTCATCAAAAATGATGCAGGTAAAGTTATGAAGCCAGATACATATTTTAAACCAGACCTGCATCAAATTGTTTATGGTAGGAAAGACTAATGAGTTTGATTGATAAACTGAAAAAGAACTCGACTATCAAAGAGTCGAATATTCTTTCCAAATCTAAGTTCTTCAATACAAAGGATCTGATACAAACATCAGTTCCTGCATTGAATGTAGCACTTAGTGGTCGCCTTGATGGTGGTCTCACTCCAGGATTGACAGTGTTCGCTGGACCAAGTAAACACTTCAAGACTGCATTTGCGATGCTTATGATCAAAGCATATCTGGGTAAGTATGACGATGCCGTTGTATTGTTTTACGATTCAGAGTTTGGTGCACCGCAAGGGTATTTTGATTCTTTCGGTATTGATACTGATAGAGTTGTGCATACTCCAATAACTGATATTGAGCAGTTGAAACACGATGTAATGTCTCAGCTGAATGGTATTGAAAGAGGTGATCGAGTAATTGTTGTGGTAGATTCTGTCGGTAACTTAGCATCTAAAAAAGAAGTTGAGGATGCACTCGATGGTAAATCAGTCGCGGATATGACGAGAGCAAAACAAATGAAGTCATTGTTCCGTATGATTACACCACATCTTACAATCAAAGATATTCCTGCCATTGTGGTAAATCATACTTACAAAGAGATTGGTATGTTCCCGAAAGATATCGTTTCTGGTGGTACTGGTATCTATTACTCTGCTGATAATATTTTCATCATTGGTAGACAACAAGAAAAAGATGGTAAGGATGTAACTGGTTATAATTTTATAATCAATGTCGAGAAGTCAAGATTTGTACGCGAAAAATCTAGGATTCCAATTGAAGTATCATTTGAAGGTGGTATCAGTAAATGGTCTGGTCTGCTTGATATGGCTATGGAGTCTGGTCACGTGGTCAAACCTAAAGTCGGATGGTATATGAAGTCTAATGATAAAGAAGGTAAGAATTACAGAGCCAAAGATACTTACAACAAAGAGTTTTGGCTTCCTATCCTAGCAGATAAAACATTCACTGATTGGATTGAGAAAAGATATTTGATTTCTGGTAGTGAAATTATGCAAGATGAAATATCAGAAGATGATATCGCCGAAGCGTATGACACAAGTGATGGCTGAATTTCTCTTGACTTGTGACAGGTGTTCGGTTAAAATATACGATAATGATACCGCACTTGTTTTCCAAACTCCAGATGGCGAGGTTGGATTGTGTGAGAAATGTGTTGAAGAAGTAAGAAGAGAATTTATTGATGAGAATAGAGACCCAAATTTTATCGAGTCTAGTGACTAATGAAGAGTATGTCCGCAAAGTCATACCCTTCCTGAAAACTGATTACTTTACAGATTCTAGCGATCGTATTGTATTCGATAAAATTCATGCATATGTAAGTAAGTACAACAATCCACCAACTAAGGGTGCATTGTTGATTGCTCTACAAGACGACAGAAAAATTGGTGAAGATTTATATGTTCAATGTGAAACTCTGATCAATAGTTTGAATCCAGTCGAAGCAAATCAAACTTGGTTGATAGATGAAACCGAAAAGTTTTGTAAAGACAAAGCAGTCTATAATGCTATCATGGACAGTATTCAAATCATCGATGGCTCGGACAAAGCAAGATCCAAAGATGCATTGCCAAGTCTGCTTTCAGATGCACTCGCTGTTGGGTTTGATACTAATGTTGGTCACGATTATATTGAAAATGCCGATGACCGTTTTGATTTCTACAATCGAGTCGAGGAAAAGATTCCTTTTGATCTCGAGTTTTTCAACAAGATTACCGATGGTGGTTTACCAAACAAAACTTTGAACATTGCCCTTGCTGGTACTGGTGTTGGTAAATCATTGTTCATGTGTCATATGAGTGCAGCTGCTTTGTCACAAGGTAAAAATGTTTTGTATATTACTCTTGAAATGGCTGAAGAACGTATCGCTGAAAGGATCGATGCGAATCTAATGAATGTGCCTATCCAAGATCTGAAAGATCTTCCCAAGAAAATGTTTGATGACCGTGTAACGAAAATTAAAAACAAGATAGATGGTAAACTTATCATCAAAGAATATCCCACTGCCTCTGCTCATGCTGGTCATTTCAAAGCATTATTACAAGAACTAAAACTTAAAAGATCTTTCAGTCCTGATATTATCTTTATTGATTATCTAAACATCTGCACATCACAAAGATTCCGTGCAGGTTCGAGTGCAAACTCTTATACTATCATCAAAAGTATTGCTGAAGAACTTCGTGGTCTCGCAGTTGAACAAGATCTTCCAATTGTATCAGCTACTCAAACAACAAGGTCTGGTTATGGTAGCAGTGATGTTGACCTTACAGATACTTCCGAGTCGTTTGGTCTGCCAGCAACTGCTGACTTAATGTTTGCTCTGATCAGTACTGAAGAACTCGAAGCACAACAGCAGATGATGGTCAAACAATTGAAAAACAGATATTCAGATCCCACATCAAACAAAAGATTTATGGTCGGTGTTGACAGATCTAAGATGCGTTTGTTTGATTTGGCAGATTCGGTACAAAAACAAATTACAGACAGTGGACAGGACGATGGTCCAGTTTTCGATAATTCATCATTCGGAACTAAGTTTGCTGGTAAGTTCGAGGAATTTAAACTATAAATAACAATAATATATGAAAGAAACAATAATGACTGCCCTAGTCGGAATTTTAGGGCTAATTGGGATTCTGGGTTTCGCTTATGGCGAGGCAGAATATAAAGGATATGGTGATGTGCATGGTTGCTGGGGTGAATGTTACGAAGAATATGTTCGTATAAATGGTACATTCACAGAGCAACTCGAAGCTAAAAGGATTGCAATGCAATCAGAAACACCTGCTGATAGAGGTGCAAAGGTATATATTAATTGCGCTGCATGTCACGGAGTAAACGGTGAAGGTGGTATTGGTCCAGCTTTAATCGGAAGCACTTCAATCGTCAAGATGCTGACTCAGTATAAAAATGGCGAAACAAGAGGTGCACAATCAGCACTTATGTGGGGACAAGCTGCAAGTCTCTCACAACAAGATATGGAAGATTTGCAGGCATATATATCTGGGTTGTAAATATGAAATATAATCCAGAAACAAATAGATACGAAGAAGATTTATCTCATGCCAGTAACTGTATAACACATCAAGAAATAGCTAGAGTGTTACATGCAGATGGTAGTGAATATAAAATGGGTACACCTGTATATGGTACATACGAAGAAATAGAAGCATGGTGTGAAAAGAATGATATGTGGGTTGATAAATATCTAGACCACTTGAACCCATCTACTATTTACAATGTAGGAGAATGGGTAGGCACAGGAATACGAAATCCTTTTTCTGTTAGTGTACCATATGATTACAGAGAAAACAGAGCAATGGGTACATTTAATACTCGTGGCGTAAATTTGGAGAAATGGTAAAATGAAAGCATTACAATTTATTAAAGACAGATTAACCGAGAGAACATCTTGGGATGGTATAGTCTTAATCATTGCAGGAATCGCATTCCTAGTCTTAAAACCTATCGCAAATCTTATGGCATTGTTTGCTATCGGATATGGCGCATGGACAATTTATAAGAAAGAAGACTAATGATCAGAGTCTATGCATTTTTGGCTATCTTCGGAGTTGTCGGTGCAATCCTATTTGGTGCGTACTGGGAATATAAAGATATGCAAAACAGAATTGACACATTGAGAGAAAACAATGCGAAGTTAGAACAAGTTTCTAAAGCAAACGCTGAAGCACTCTCAAAGGCAACTGCCTTCGCTGCCGAAATGGAACAGCAAAACTTACAATTAACAGAAAGTCTACAGGAAGCAGAGAAATATAAAGACGAGTTGTTGAATAAATTTCAACGACACGATCTATCATTATTGTCTTTGAAAAAACCTGGATTAATAGAACGGAGAGTAAACAATGCAACTAAGAAAGTATTCGATGATATCGAGCGTCTTACTGCTATCGATTCTGATTAGTGGTTGTGCTTTACTGAGATCCCCTGAAGATCGTGTAGTGGTACAAAGTGAATTTATCGAAAAGAAGATCCCACTACAAGCTAATCCAAAACCTGTAACTCTTGGTGATGCAAAATATTATGTAGTTACTGAAGAAAACTGGGATGAGTTTATTGAAACCTACAAAAAAGAGAACGGAGAGCCATGGGTGTTCTATGCGATGTCTGTTCGTGGGTATGAAACAATGGCTCTAAATGTTGCTGAAGTCGCAAGATATTTACAGCAACAAAAACAAATAATCATTTACTATGAGAACGCTATCACTGGAGACAATAAGGTCGCACCAGTGTTCGGTGAAGAGGAAAAAAAAGAGGAGAAAAAATAAATGGTAGATATGATTATCACACAAGCACTTAATTTTTGGCAGTTTACTGTTGTCGGTATTCTGATCATAATTGGGTTCGTAGTAAATATGTTTGGCGTAGACCAAGAAGAACCACTGGTAAATCTCTCATATAAAGAGATGCCAGATATGAAACCTATCACTATTCCAACTGCTGGAAAAGGATTTTGGGGAGCAATCTGGATGTGGATTACTGGCGTCAGAACTTGGGAAATTTCTAAAGATTGGCACTTCTCAGTCAATGGCGAAAACTATGTCATTCCTAAAGGTTTTGTATTTGATGGTGCATCTGTACCGAAGTTTCTAGCATCATGGCTCTCACCAGTAGGTGTATTGCTTGTTGGTGGATTGGTACACGATTATGCTTACAAATACACTGTACTCTTGAAAAAGGGTAAGAAGTCTACTTCTGCTCCAATGACTCAAAACGAGGCTGATCAATTGTTCCGTGATATCAATATTGAACAAAACGGATTTCATCTATTGAACAATCTTGCATATTGGGCGTTGGTACTTGCTGGATTTATGGCATGGAACAAGCACAGAAAAGCTAACTGCCAAGCTATCGAAAAGTAGTTTCGCTATAAATATCTCCAGAGGAGATTAACATGAGTGAAACATCACACCATCCAGCCGATACTAATGGCGATGGCAAAGTAAGTAAAGAAGAAGAACAAATGTTCCTTGAGTTTAAGCGTAAGCAACTCGAGGATGAAGATGCAATGAGAGATGCCCAGCGTAAGATGGCATGGTACTCTCTCGCAGGAATGCTTTTATATCCTGCAGCTGTGGTTGCAGCCAATCTGATCGGTCTTGATCAGGCTGCAAAGATCCTCGGTGACATGGCATCGGTATATTTTGTTTCTGTTGCTGCAATCGTTGCAGCTTTCTTTGGTTCACAAGCCATAAAAAAGTAGCAAATTAGACAAAAAAACGCTTGACATTTTACGCATTATGAGGCATAATGTGTATATAACTTGTTAAGAGAGGATTTGTTATGTTAGATTATGAAGCTATTTTTAATACTGATTTTGTAATGAAAGCTATGGATTTAGAAACCATGGAACTTGTGGATAAGGTTGTTAAAGTAACAAACATCCTCGATGGTCCAGGAATGGACAAGCGTGATTATTGTACGGTTAAAGGTCTACAAGACTGGGAAATCGACATGCCCTTCGAAGATTTCTTAAAGAATGCGAAGGTGGCTGCATAATGGATGCACTACTTGACCACATAGACCGCCTTAACGAAGGTCGCGTCTTCAAAATACCATCAACTGCTTCTTATTGGCGACACAAAGGTGTCGAAACTATTGATCAGTTTGCTCGGCATAATCTTGAAAAAGAGTTTGCTGAGGCATGGTTAGGATGCTACGGTGTCCAACATAACGGTTCTGTAAAACATTTCACCAGTCCTGAACTGGTCGTAATGATTGATGAACTTAATGAGCAACGCCTATTTGACGAGGAATTGTAATATGGCTCAAGAAGGTCTTGATGAGATCTTTATGGTTAAGCTGACACGTGATGTGTCAAATTTTCCATCCGATGGAGATATTGATTATCTCCGCAATAAATACAGCATTGAACGTGGCAAAGTAATTGCTGTCTTCAATACTGACGGAGAGTGGGTAAGCACCCACAACGCTTAGATTTTATGCATCTGTGGCGCAACTGGATAGCGCATCAGACTTCTAATCTGAGGGTTGTAGGTTCGAGTCCTACCAGATGCGCCAATAACTGAGATATATATTGTATGCCGATTTATGAAAAAAAAAAAAAAAAAACTGATCAGTACGAGGAACATCTCGTATCAATAAGCGAATACGATC